ATCCATCTGATATAAATAGAAGAAGAGAAGCAAGTTTAACTTTAGGAGATGTAGCGGTAACAATATCATGACATATACAGAATTAGTACAAAAAATTAGAGATTATACAGAGGTTACAAGCACAGTTTTAACTGATACCATTGTAAACGGATTTATTGAAAATGCAGAGTTTAGAATTTTAAGAGATGTAGATTCTGATAACAATAGAAGATACGTGTCTGCTCAAATGGTGGCCAGTCAAAGATTTATAGACACTCCTCAAAATTTACTTGTTATTAGATCTGCTCAAATAGTAGATTCTGCAGGGGTTGGGGTGGCTAATGACAGAGATTTTTTACAATATAGAGATACCAGTTTTATGTCAGAATTTAACAATCTAGGAGTTCAAGGAACCCCTAAATATTACAGTAACTGGGATGAGGATACAATAGTTGTGGCTCCTACACCTGATCAGACCTACACAATACAATTAAATTATATCTTGAAACCAGAAGGATTATCTAGTACAAATCCTACTACATATTTAAGTTTGCAATTTCCCAACGGACTTTTATATGCATGTCTGGTAGAGGCATATGGTTTTTTAAAAGGGCCAAATGATCTCTTGCAATTATACGAAGGAAAGTATAAACAAGTGGTAGAAGGCTTCTCAATAGAACAAATGGGAAGAAGAAGACGAGATGAATATCAAAGTGGTGTTCCTCGTATAGGAAAATAGGAGAAACAACAAATGGCTATAACACAAGCAATTGCAAACTCATTTAAAAAACAATTATTAGATGGTGATCAAGATTTTACAGCAGCACCAGCTGGTGATATTTTTAAATTAGCTCTTTATAGTTCTTCAGCAACTCTAAACTCAGCGACAACTTCTTTCACAACTGGTCAGGAAGTTCCAAACTCGGGACAATACACATCTGGTGGTGGAAAGCTAGTTAACCTAGCAACTTCAATTACAGCTGGTGTGGCAAGAATAGACTTTTCAGATAGATCTTTTACTGGGGTCAGTATTACTGCTAGAGGAGCATTAATCTATAACACATCGTTTTCAAATTCAGCGGTGGCAGTTTTAGATTTTGGAGCAGATAAAACAGCTACATCTGGAGTTTTCACAATTCAGTTTCCAGCTCAAACTTCAACAGCAGCGATTTTAAGAATCTCTGGTTAATTAGGAGGTAAACTCCTATGGCATCAGGGACTTGGAATGTTGGCTTTTGGGGCCAGAACCAATGGAATGATTCAGCAAACCCGACTTTAATACCTACGGGTATTGCCCTCACTGCAACTTTGGGGGACGAGTCAACTGTTGGTGAGATTAATGCAGGTTGGGGTAGAGCCAACTGGGGTGATTTTGCTTGGAACATTGCTGGTAATTTTATTCCTACAGGTATTGCTTTAACAGGAGCTTTAGGTAGTCCATCAATTCATACTGATGTAATCGCAACTCCATCCACAAACGACGGTCAGTTAATGACCGCTACTCTTGGAACCAACACCAACATCGATATTCAAACAAAAGTATTTCCAACAGGTAATGCATTAACTTCAAATTTAGGAACAGCTGACGCTGGTCCTGATGCAATGGCTAGTGGTATTGCAATGTCTATGGGTCTTGGAACTCTAGATGCATTTAATCAAACAGGTTGGGGCAGACAACAATGGAATGTTAATGCATGGGGAGTTGAGGGTCAATTTGCAAATGTTGATGTAACAGGTATTGCAATGACAGCAGCGGTGAGTGCACCAGAGGCTGTTAAAGGAAATGCTGATTTCTTTCTTAATACTTTAAATGTAGCGCAGGCAACTCTCGGTAATGTAGATCCAGCCCCTGATGCTAATATCACTGGAGAGGCAATGACTGCATCTTTAGGAAGTGCAGTGGGTATTATTAACTACACTGATATTCCTACAGGTATTGCAATGACTGCCACTTTAGCTAGTGTCACAGCTGTTCCAAGCCAAGAAGTAGATGTAACAGGAATATCTATGAACGCTCAATTAGCTAGTGTTACACCTATTATTCACATAGATGTTTCAGTAACTGGTTTAGGGTTGACTATGAACCAAGGAAATGGTAATGCTCTAATCTGGAACGAAGTAGATACAGGTTCAGCGCCTATAGATCCTCCAGGATGGCGAGAGGTGGCTGCATAATGAGTTTGACAGAAACTCTTATTTTTAATAAAATGAACGTATAAGGAATTAAAATATGGCGAATTCAACATCAGCTAACCTAAAACTTACAGTTCAAGCAACTGGTGAAAATTCAGGAACTTGGGGACAAATTACAAATACAAACTTATTAATTTTAGAACAAGCCATCGGTGGCTACAGCACCTTCAACGTAACTAATGCTAGTAGAGCTTTAACTTTTTCTAACGGTGCATTATCCAATGGTAAAAACAACGTATTAAAACTAACAGGTACTTTAGCTGGAAATTTAAATATAACTGTACCTAACTCAATTGAAAAAACTTACATAGTTCAAGATTCAACTGACCATGCGGGAAATACTTTAACTTTTAAAACTACATCAGGAACAGGAGTTCTTTTATGCGAAGGAAATTGTTACATCTTATATTCAGATGGAACTAATATAGTTAAAGCAAACGAATACAGAAAATGGAGAGCAGTATCTGCGGCTGAAACAGTTCAAGCAGGTGCAAAACTTTTAGTAAATACAAACGGTGGAGGAGTAACAATTACGCTCCCCGCATCACCCGCTACTGGAGATGAGGTTTCTTTTGTGGACCAAGGTTATGATTTTAATTCTAACGCATTGACTGTCGGTAGAAATTCTTCTAATATAGCTAATGCAGCATCTGATCTTGTAGTTAACACACAAGGCGCAGCTTTTTCATTAGTGTTCTCAGGAGATGCTACAACAGGATGGACTTACACGGAGAAATAATATGTCAAATTACGAAGCAACAAAATACGATTTTTCTGGAGCAAACCTTACTGGTATCGAAGGAATTCCTACGGCAACTATTGTACCGTGGTCTTCTTCTTCAGTGCCAACAGGTTTTTTAGAGTGTGATGGAGCAGCAGTTTCAAGATCAACTTATGCAGCATTATTTGCAATTGTAGGAACAACTTATGGAGCTGGGGACGGCGCATCAACTTTTAATGTACCTGATTTACAAGATAATGTAGCAATTGGAAAATCAGGAACCAAAGCTTTAGCATCCACAGGTGGAGCAAACACTGTTACTTCTACAGGGAACGTTGGTGGTTCAACAGCTAATGCAACTTTATCAACCTCGCAACTTGCTTCTCACTCACACAATTTTCCAGCGCCAGGTGGTGGTAACCCTGACGACTGTGTCTTGACACAAACTAATAGTTCTGGAAATATTGCAAGTGCTAATACAGGTTCGGGTACGGGACACTCTCACAACATGAGTGCAACTTTTTCTGGAGATGCAACTTCAGTGTTACAACCTTATTTAGCAGTTATTTATATTATCAAAACTTAGGAGAAAATATGAAAAGTGGAGGAAATTGGACAGTAGTATTTGAAGACAGATGCATAATTAAAAATTATGCTGAAGGAGCTGCTCAAGGTATTGGATACGTAATTGATGACGATGCTTTTTGGAGTCAATCTAAATTTTCAAATATTTGGGCCATTCAACATGGCACTGCTAACACTTCTGATGAAGTAGAACATAGAGATAGCACGCCTCATAAATCATTTGCAGATGCAGATTTAGGTGACATTAGTCAATTCTCTTCTAAATGGGACTCAGCTCATTTATTAAGATTACAGGCTAATTGGGATAATAATATTCTTCAAGATGCTGATGGCAATACGATTGAGGGTGAGTCAGAAGCTGATAAAATTTCTAGATTAGGTGCGAGACCTACTTCATATTCATCGTAACATCATCCAAGAAGTTATAATATATTTCTCACCTGATAAAGGTGGGTTACCTCTATGCACGTAAGGAAAAGCGGCGGGCCAAATAACTATTCTACCTGTTTTTGGTTTTACTCTTTTTGCAAAATGTAAAAACTCTGTTTCTCCACCTTCGTCTACATCATTTAAGTATACAGAAAAAACAAAAGCTCTAGGTTCATTATTAAAACCTTTATTATGTTCTAGATGCCAGATATGGTAACCTTCGGTCGGTAAGGTTTTTTGAATTTTTAAATTTGTATATTTAAAGTCATCCACTCCGTAAGAAGAACGAGCCCCTACGTTTTGTTCATAGTGTTTCCAAGCGACATCAAAATTAAACATAAAAGGTTTTAGCTCCTCCCACCAAACATCAATATTACGTGGAGTAGCAAAAAATTGTTGATCTTGTTTGTGTAGAATAGAAGATTTTTCAGAGCCTATTCTATTAAGTGTATTATTAAATTTATCCTGCTCCTCATATAAATTTATGGCTTTATTACATTCTTCTTGAGTAATATAGTTATCATATACACCTATAAAATTATCTATATTAACTGTTTTTTCATTCATTTTCGATCTTTCATTCATTATAAAAGTGATATATAAGGCATTATATGCTACAAAAATTAAATTTCAAGGCTGGGTTTAATAAGCAAGACACTGAATCAGGAGCCGAAGGTCAATGGACTGATGGTGATAATGTAAGATTTAGATATGGTTTACCAGAAAAAATAGGTGGCTGGTTACAGTTAACCGCAGCTAATAAAACTTTACCAGGCGCAGCTAGGGCTCAAGTGGCCTTTACTAGTTTTAATGGAGAGAAGTATGCGGCCATTGGAACATCACAAGGTTTGTTTTTATATTACGGAAATGATTTTTATGATATCAGTCCGTTAGATACAGCAATCACAGGATGTACGTTAACAACAGTTAACGGATCAAATGTTTTACAAATTAATAAAGGCTCTCATGGATTAGCGGTTGGTAGATACATAACTTTATCTTCTGTAACTGTTACTGGTGCTTCAGATTATACAGCAGCAGAATTAGAAGTAGCTTATGAAATTTTAACCGTGCCCGATATAGATAAATTTACTGTTCAGGCTGTGAGAAATGAAGGCGGTTCTGGAATGACTGCCGCTGGAGCAGCAACTGTTAATCCTTACGTAACCGTGGGACCAACCACTCAAACCACTGGATACGGATGGAGTACATCTACCTGGAACACTTCTACATGGGGAACAGCAAGAGCAACAAGTTCTGTGGTTTTAGATCCAGGGAACTGGAGTCTTGATAACTTCGGTGAAGTATTAGTGGCCACTGTATTTAACGGAGAGACTTTTACATGGAATGCTGGAGCATCGAATGCCAGAACGATCAGAGCTTCTAAAACAACTTCAAACTTTCAAACCACTAATAATCCGACTGCTAGTAGAATGACTTTAGTATCTGATAGAGATAGACATCTATTTCACTTTGGAACTGAAACAACCGTTGGAACACCAGCTACACAAGACCCCATGTTTGTAAGATTTTCCAATCAAGAAGATTTAAATACTTATTTACCCACAGCTACCAATACCGCAGGTACTTTTAGATTAGATACGGGTAATGAGATAAGAGTGGCTATTCAAGGTAAAGATTATGTTTTTGTAATTACAGATTTAGCCGCATATGTTGTTCAGTTTGTTGGACCACCATTTACATTTTCAGTTAGACAAGTGGGTACAAATTGTGGATGCATAGGTCAACACGCAGCAGCCTATGTTAATGGAGCTGTGTTTTGGATGGGAACTCAAGGAGGATTCTTTGCGTATGATGGAACAGTTAAATCTTTGCCATCTTTAGTAGAGGATTTTGTTTTTACAACTGATGGAGATAATTTAGGATTAAATTTTGGATCTAGTGATGTGGTGTTTGCAGGTGCTAATAATTTATATACAGAAGTTAACTGGTTTTATCCAAAATCTGGATCTGATCAAATTGATAGATGTGTTACATATAATTATTCAGAAAATTGTTGGACCACCTCTACATTAGATAGAACAACTTACCAAGATCAAGGAGTTTTTGATTTACCATATGCCACCGATTATGGTGATACCTTAACTCCAGTATTCCCAGATATTTTAGGAATAACAGGTCTTCATGGTGCTTCTATTTATTATGAACATGAAACTGGAACTGATCAAGTTAATAGTACAGCGACAACTGCTATACCAGCATTTATTAGATCAGGGGATTATGACATAACCTCTAGAAGAAGTGCCCTAGGCCAAACAACTGGTGTGGCTGATTACAGAGGAGATGGAGAATTTATTATGTCGGTTAAAAGATTTATACCTGATTTTAAATATCAAGAAGGAAGCGCTAAAATAACCCTATTCGTTAGTGATTTTCCCGATGATACTCCAGTAAGTTCTCCTCTTGGACCCTTTACAGTTACAACAACAACTGATAAGGTAGATACTCGAGCAAGAGGAAGATTAGTATCTCTTAAAATAGAAAACGAATCTGTAGGAGAAACATGGAGATATGGAACTCTTAGATTAGACGCTCAACCAGATGGAAGAAGATAATGGCAAATACTTTATTTGATTTAGCACAACAATATTTACAACAAGGTTTACCTGATATAACAGGTATCTTTCCACCACCAGTAGCAACTACACAACCAGTAGCTCCTATGTTACCAGTGATGCCCATATCACAACAACCCGCTGGTATAGAAACATTGTTTCCAACAGAAAAAGCATCTCCTAGAGATGACTTCCCTGGAGGAGGAGGCCCGTTTGGTGATTTAGATATGAGTGATAAAAAAACTATAACTAGAAATGTTTATACTGAAATTGGTCCTAATAAATATGGATTTGTTCCAACCGAAATAGATGCATTTAGAAATATGAGAACAGGAGCGTATCAAACTGCAGATGGTAAAAATGTAGATGCAACCTTTACTGATATCCCTGGAGGAGTTTTAAACATAATGTCTAATGTTTTTGATCCAAAACCAGAATTTTTTGCAGAATATCCACTTGGTAAAATAGAGGGAGCTTATACAAATTTAGCTAGTCTATTAAAGGGTGAAAGAAATCCTACTAATTTAATAACAGCAGCAAGACAAAGATTAATAGATCGAGGCTCACGAATTACAGAAGACTTTGAAGGTGCGGGAGAATTTCCTACTGAAAAGACTCCTATCACAACAGGGAGTTTTGAATTTGAAGATCAATCTTATGAAGGTGGAAAAGGAGGATCAGGAGGACGAACAGGACCAGGTGATATGGATAAAGGAGTTGGTGGTCAAAGCATGGGACCTGGAGGACCTGGAGGACCAAGACAAGTGTAATAAAATATTATGGCCAAGATAACTAACTACATACCTGAACCTAAACCAGAGTATGAGGTGGATAATCAAAGACAAATTATAGAATCTTTAACCACCATGAAACAACAACTTAATTTTTCTTTTCAACAAGATTTAAAGAACGAACAAGACGCTTTTAATTATTTCATGTCATGAGTATTCAATACAAAAATGCTATTAAGTCTTTAGGAGACACTAATTTAAATACTGTTTTAACTATTTCTACATCTGCGGTAGCTATTATTAAAAGCGTATATTTTAGTAATTCAAGCACTGGAACTATATTATGTAATGCTTCTTTAAGAGATAGTTCTGCAAGCACAGATATAGAATTTTTTAGAAAAAGCATGGGGGCATCTAGTTCAGAAAATGCCACACCACAAAGCTTGAATTTAGAAGCGGGAGATGCTATAAAAGCACAAGCCGCAACAGCCAGTAAAGTAACAGTTGTTGTAAGTTATGCTTTAATAAACAGAGAGAATGAAAACGGATAATATTATAAAGATAGATTGTACGACTATAACTACTTACAGGAACACAAAGACAGGTGAAACTTCTTCAGAAAAAATAGAAGGACCTGATATTGTTCAGGACGTCACTGTGCAAGTTACTAATAAGGGTTTAGAAGTATTTCAGAAAGTAATGAATAAAGATAATGATAAAAATAATAAATAATGTTTTAAGTTTACAAGATTGTTTTTCTTTATATAAAGGTTTAGTCAGGGACCATATTTGGAACTTGGCTAGAAGTAGTAGTTCAGATACTCCAGGTGGAGCTTTTCCTGGTGTCACCCTCATAGAAAACGGAAAAGTTAATCTTAATAATCAATATTGGATAGGTTACTTTAATTGTTTGTTTGATAGAATAAACGCAGAGTTAGAAAAACAACACAACTTTTCAATAAACAGAATTATAAAAAGAATAGCTTTGAACGCTCAAAATGATAATCATTATACAGAATTTCATCAAGACACTGAAAAAAATACTTATAGCATTGTAGGATTTTTTACACCTCAATGGGCTGAAGATTGGGGTGGAGAACTAAATATAGAAGGAGAAGTTATTAAATATAAACCAGGTACTTTTATATTATTTGAATCTCATCAATTACACAAATCACAACCTATAAAAAAAATACCATATTGGAGGACATCAGTAAGTTATGTTATTGATAAAAGATAAATAATGAAAATAAGAAATCAATTACCTAAGGGTGGAACAGAATTACAATTCGAATATTTAGAAAAACATGTAGATAAAAGTTTACTAGATCAAGTACAAATTTGTACTTCAGTCCCAGAAAAAATACCACTACATCCAACCAAACCAAATATTCTTTGGCAAAAAAATTCTTATGATCAACCTAACTTAGCTCCGTGGTTTAAGAACCCTGCTAATCATAGTAAGTATGATTGGTATGTATTTAATTCTCATTGGACCTATGAAAAATATAGAAACCATTTTAATGTTCCCACAAACAGATGTGTGGTTATAAAAAATGGTATAGATAAAATAGAAAAATCTACACCTTATCAAGAAGGCAATCCCATAAAAATAATTCATCAAAACACACCATGGCGTGGTTTATCTGTATTATTAGGTGCTATGCAATTAGTTAAGAATCCTTTAATAACTTTAGATGTTTACTCTTCTACCGAAGTTTATGGAAAAGACTTTTACGATCAAAATGATAAACATTATAAAGAACTTTATGAGCAAGCAGAGGCTTTACCTAATGTAAACTACATAGGATACAAGCCTAATAGATACATAAAAGAAAATTTAAAAAATTATCACATGTATGTTTATCCTAGTATTTTTGAGGAGACGTTTTGTATATCTTTGTTAGAGTGTATGGCAGCTGGTTTATATTGTATAACCACGGACTACGGTGCCTTATATGAAACTGGTGCAGAATTTCCAATGTATATACCATACGAAGATAATAATAGAGCATTAGCTCAAAAATTTGGTTTTGCAATAGAGGAGGCAGCTAAGACTATTCATGCAAAACAAATACATAACCATTTAGAATCTCAATCAGCATATGCCAATATTTATTATAGTTGGGGTAAAGTTGGAATTCAATGGACAACATTTTTAAAAGGAGTAATAGATGCAAGATCCAAACCAACCGATATGGTTTACGAGCCACGAAAAGAAAGGTAATGTAAAAACAATACATCTGGGAGAATCACCTTATAAAATAATGGTGTGTACTCCAGTGCATAGCGATGTGTCTATGCATTATTGTCAAGCTGTATTAAAATTTCAACAAGCGTGTATAAACAGTAATATTCTGGTGAGTTTTACTTTAATGAAATCATCATTAGTAACACAGGGTAGAAACCTTTGTGTGGCTGAAACTTTAAATCATATAGATGGATATACGCATTTATTATTTATAGATTCGGATATTGATTTTAATTTTGAAACAATAGAAAAAATGTTAAAAGCAGATAAAGATATAATCTCATGTCCGTATCCTATGAAGTCTTTTGATTGGGATAAGGTTTGGAGTCAGAAGGACAACGCTAAATCAGTGCAAGAATTAAAAGCACCAGGTTTAATTTTTCCTATAAAACTAGAAGACCAAGAACATATTGCCTCTGATAACGGGCTAGTTGAAGTAACTCATGCTCCTACAGGCTGCATGTTAATTAAAAGAAGTGTCTTAGAAAAAATGATAATACATTATCCTGAACTAGAGATATTTCAACCAACTAATATAAATGGTAAAGAGGTTAAAAAACAAAATTTTTATAACTTTTTTGATACAATTCATGACCCAGAAACTAAACGTTGTTTTGGTGAGGACTTTGGTTTTTGTCAAAGATGGACAGATATGGGTGGTAAACTATACATTTATATAATGGACTACATAAGCCATATAGGAGAATATCAATATTCTGGTAGATTTTTTGATAACTTAAAACCTGTTGACGATAGTAAAAAAATCAAATAAAGTGTGATATTTCAGGATTAGTACGCCTGCCTTTAACTTAAATTTAGACAACATTATGGCAATATCACGGATGCAAGAACCCAGACAACTATATGGATTAGGAAGCTTAGTAAAAAGCATAGGTAAAGGTGTCAAAAAATTCGTTAAATCACCTTTGGGTAAAGCAGCTATTTTAGGTATAGGGGCTTTTGGTTTACCTGGAGGGGCTTTAGGAATGAAAGGTCTTTTATCACCTGGCATAAAAAGCGCAATAGGTGCAACCTTGTTTGGTACACCAGGAGTGCCTGATGCTATAGGAAAAGAAGGTATCTTTAGTAATTTTTTCAGTAAATTAGGAACTGGTGGCAAACTTGGAATAGGAACAGGTATAGCAACTTATCTTTTATCTCAAGGCAAATCCAAAGAAGAGGTAGAAGCCATCACACAAGATAAAGGTGCTTTAAGTGGATACCTAAGAGAGTATTTTACAAAATTAAATCCAGATGCACAAGAGACAGAAATACAAGAATTCGTAGATGTTAACACTCGTGAACTTAACGCCACGGGTGGTCGTATAGGTTTCGCAGAAGGTAAAGTGCCTTTTCCAGAAGAAGAGTTTAAAAAATTTTTACAAGAAAAAGGTGAGTTTGAAAAAATGAAAAATCAAAATCGAATGATGCAAGAGTTTTTACAATACTTAAAAAGAAATAAACCCATAGCTGTAAAAGATGGTGGTCGTATAGGTTTAAAAGATAGCGTTAAATTTATGACTGAAAAAGAATTAGAAGAAACTATGCCTGGACTAGCAAAAGGTGAGGTTAAAAACTATGAGCTAAAGAAAAAAGCTAATAGAATGGAAAAGCTTATGGAGCTTCTTAGAGAATACGAAAAGAATAAAAAAGCCGCTGGTGGCATGCCAACAGGTATTATGAGAACTAATCAAGCTGGTGTTATGGAAAGAGATTACAGAGATGAAGGTGGTTTTGTGCCAGTAGGTATAAAGGAGAGAGCTGATGATGTACCAGCTATGTTAAGTAAAAATGAATTTGTAATGACAGCTGATGCTGTTAGAGGTGCTGGAGATGGCAGCATTGAAAAAGGAGCACAAAGAATGTATGATCAAATGAAGAGATTGGAGAGTAAGGTAGCATAATGGCTGAAGTAACAGAACAACGTATATTACCACCAGAGTTTATAGAGGCTGCTGGTAAAACATTTTTAGGAGACCTTGCAACCGCAACAGGTCAAGTTAAAACAGCAGATCTTTCTAAAGTGTTTGGTCCACAGTTTGTGGCTGCGCAAGATCCTTTACAGGCTCAAGCACAGCAAATAGCAACGCAAGGTTTAGGGGCATATCAACCATTCTTACAATCTGCAGCTGCAAGACAAGCTCAAGCTGGAGCATTAACTGGACCAACAGCTTTTCAAGCTTTCATGTCCCCATATCAAAGAGATGTTATAGATGCTACATTAAAAGAATTTGATGTTCAAGCAGCTAAAGGTATACCTAACATTGCCGCTCAAGCTGTAGGCCAAGGTGTTCTTGGAGGTGGTAGAGAAGGTGTTCAAAGAGCAGAGTACCAAAGTGCAAGCGACAGGAACCGTGCAGCATTACAGGCACAATTATTACAACAAGGTTTTGGTGAGGCTCAAAATTTAGCTCAACAAGCATTTCAAAATCAACAAGCATTGGCAGCTAATCAATTAGGATTAGGTAGAGCACAGCAAGCCTTCTTAGGTCAAGATGTTGGAGCTTTATCAACTCTTGGTGCAGCTAATCAAGCACAAAGACAAGCTCAATTAGCAGCTCAACAACAGTTAGCTCAACAACAATTAAATCAACCATTAACTGCTGCTCAAGCTTTTGGTAGTGGTGTAACAAGCTTAATAGCTGGATACCCAGGTCAAACCACTCAAGTCGTAGCCCCAAGTCCTAGTCCTCTAGCAACAGC